TATATCAAAAAGACTTGTTGTATCTGTAACGCTTAATTGCAAAGCACCATCTGACGATGTTGACCTAAGCCTTAATAATGTACTGCCTGTATCTTCTATATCAAGAGAATAATCAGGCGAAGTAGTTGCAATACCCAATCGTTCAGCACTAGCATCCCAAAATAAACCTTGAGTTGTGCCTGTGTCGTCATAGAAGGAGACATCGCCACCTTCAGAAAATAAAGCAATTTTAGTTGCTGTTGAAGCATCTTGCGAGTTACGACCAATCATAAATTGGCGAGTACCTGAATCATTGTTATCGCTATCAATAAGCATTGACAGATTTCCCCAATGTTGCATGGTAAAGTCACTACCTGAGTTTGTGCGATAAATACCTGTTATATCTGATGTGCCAAACTGTATTTTATCGTTTGCACCAAGAGTCAAACCATCACTTGTAACTGTTCCTGTTATGTTTATATTACCTGTGCCTGTTATGTCACTTGAACTTAAACTTATATCAGTACCGCCTGTAGTATTACCATTTAAAAGTATTTCAGCTAATGTATCTACACTACCTATTTGGCTATCTACATAAGCCTTGATTGATTCAGATGTTGCAACTGTTGTAGCACTTGCAGTTCCAAAAGAATCATCATCTAAAATAGCTGAACCTGTAATACTTGTATTAATGACTGCACTTGCAAAAGTAGGTGTAGAACTTCCTGCATCTAAGTAAGATTCAACTCTAGCGTTTGTAAAATATAGATTGCTAGAACCTTCACTAACACTATCAGTACCAAAAGATATGTTTGCAGTACCATCAAAAGATGCACCATTAATTGTTCTTGCTGTTGCAAGTGCTGTAGCTGTAGCAGCATTACCTGTTAAGTTACCAGCAAATGTATTATCTGCTGTAATGCTAAGACCAGTTGTAACCCAAGCATCATTGGCTGCATTTCTTATTTTTAAAACATTACTTGAAGTATCTACCCATAATTGATGTGCAAAGGTAGTAGAGGGTGCTGATGCACCGCTATTGACTGTTACTATAGCAGATAAAGCATTGTTTAAATCTGCTCTAAAATCTGCCCCTGATTGGTTTGCTAAGTTGTAATCGTGTTGTGCCATATTAAATCTCTGTGTCTTATTAGTTTACTATTACCATGTGCTTATCGCTACCCTCTTCCATGTGTTTGTTGCAACACATACATAGATGTAGTTTGCATCCCATTGTATTTCACCTGTAGTACCAGTAGCGGTAGCTGATGCTGGTGTGCCATTAGATACTCTGCCTAACTCTGCACCGCTATAATGTAAAGCACCGCCTACTCTATATAACCTATCTGTTGTTGTTGAAGGTGTGTAAGAGCTAAACTCTATTGCACCTTGACCAATATCAAAAATACCCTGACCAGTAAAACCATCGCCAAGTGTTATTGGGTCAAAAAAAGCAACGTCACCAGCATCTACAATAAATCCATCTTGAAACTCAACCTCATTAGTAAAATTAACTTTGTTTGTAAAGTTTACATAGTTACCTGTTTTGCCTGATACAGTTCCATAAGTTTCAACTGTTGACATGGTAACTCCATTCATTTCTACTTCAGTTGTTTTTACTGGGTCGTCTGCAATGGTGAATGTGCCTGTTGTTGCTTCAGATTCAACGCCTAAAGTATTTATAGAAGTTAAAGAGTAGTTGTAGTTGCTGCCTTTAGGTATAAAAGATAAATCAACAGAATTTGTATCTATCACTTTACTTATAACTGCATTGCTTGAACTATCAGTTATATTTGCTCTAAATTCTTTTACTGGGAAATCGGTTGGGTTATCCCAAGTTAAAGTAGGTCTGCTTATAGCTGATGCATCTGTGTCAGTAAAGATAATGTTTCTTGGTGATTTTACAGCGTATGCAGAAGGCTTATTAATTAGTTGCTCTATTGGCTCTTGCGGTGGTACTTCCCATGTATAAACATCAAAGTATTCAATTAAACTTACAGCAACTAGTCCATTTGCTTGTAGTTCTAATGCTTCAACTCTGCAAACTTTGCCACTAAGACCAAGACCTGCATAAGTCACATCTACAATGTCACCTATGTTTAATTTATACATTTCAGGTGTACCAAGAAATTGTATGGTCATTTGATTTCTGCTTCTTACTAGGATAGCTTTACCCATGTTGTAAGCTATATAAGGGTCAGATATATAAGGAAATTCTACTTTTAGTTCTAATATCTCATCATTATCATCTGAATAATATTCAGGCGATGCATCATGCAATACAGTAGCTGTATCTAATTCGTATTTTTTATTTGCATTAAAAAACTCAACAACAACTTTGTTTGCTTTTTTATCTTTATTGCCATAATCAACAGCTATACCGCTTTCAGAAATAATATGATCTTCAGTAATGCTAAAAGTTGATGTGCCTGTATCTTCTACTTGCAGCTCATATTTACCATCAATGTATGTGAAAATACCTCGCATATTTGAAAGCAAGTTTTTTGCATTTTCCATAACAGTTTTGTTGCAGTCTATGTAAGCATTACATTGAAATCTTTTAATTTTTAATAACCACGAACCTGCAACATCTGTTTCATCTTCAGTAAAAGAATCATCAATAATAACTACAAACTCTTTGTTCTCATCATAGAATTCATTTCTTCTAACATCTGTAATTTCGGTTTCATCTATAACAAGATCACCATTGGCATCATAAATACTTAATATTTCGCCTATTTTATTTTGCCACCATTTTTCATTAGCATCAGAACCACCTACAGTAAATTGATTATCATCAGCATCTGCTGACCACGTTATGTCTTGTGCAACATCATTAAAGTAAGGTTGAGTTCTATATGTTTCACAAACAGTAGCAGCAGTACTAAATGTACTCATGTTAATTTGTGATGCTGTTAATCCCTTACCATACTCGTTGTTAGTAATGTACTCTAAAAAACATAAAGCAGGATTGCCTGAGTATTTATAAGTTGATGGCGTGCCAAATGTTTGTGTATTATCTCTTGGGTCATAAACCTTTTTACCTTTAACTTGCACTGTTAATTGTGGGATACCACTCCAAATACCTTCAGCATCAAAACCATAATGAGCTGCTATATAAGCAACACCATTTAACTTATGTGCTGAAGTCCAGTTAGGCATAGAAGCAACGAGCATAGGGTCTGCTGTTTGTGTAGCTGCACCATGATGTGCATTTAAAACATATCTATACCTTAATGCAGGATTGCTTCCAAAACTACCAGCACCAGCATCTATACCTAAACCATTTTGTGAAACTGTATTTAATGGATTGTAATTATTATCTATAGAACTTCTGTCTGAGCCTAAGTAACCACCATCACGAAATCTATTGCCATCATATAAACTAACACCATCTAACTCTACAGTCTTGAGCATTATTTCCTCTAATTCACCAACTGATAAAGCATACACAACGTATAAATCTCTTGAATCATTATCAGAAACATCCATATATATTATCTGTGCACCAACCCTTCTTGTTCCATATATGACTGGCAATTTACCACCAGCAGAAGTTTTGTTGGCTAGAATATTTTGACCTTCTGCAAGCATATCCTGTGCTTGTCTATAGTTTTTAACTCCTGTATAAATTGTTGCTAATGTTAATGCAGCATCTATATATGCCTTGTATTTAACATAAAAACCACCAACAGCCTTAAAGAATCCTACTATAGCTTGCCAAATCATCTAAACACCCCACCTAACATCTTTTTTGACCTGTGTTGCAAACTCCATACCTTTATCACCTGAGCTAAATCCTTGCTGTGATTCATCTGAATAATGTCTGCCTTTTGTTAAGTTCCAATTTGCCCAATGAGAAGCAACAGTCATAGTTAGTACAGAATCTTTTTCAGTTTCCTGTATAGTCACATTTCTAATTTGACCAGTGAAGTAATTTATAGCACCAACAATACTATCATTAGCATCAAAGTAAGCTATTTCTATTTCAACTTCTTTGTCAGTAAATGAGCCATCTTGTACTAATGATCTAACTTGATCTGTTATGTTGGAAAAACCTAAATTAATTTCATTGACTTCTAACTGACCTGACTCTGTTGTTGAATTAACAGATAAAAAAGAACCGCCTGCTTCATATACAGTAGCGTCATAAGTTACATTTGCATACCAATCAGTCAGCCTTATTACTGGTGTTAAATTTAATTTTACTAAAAAGGCGGTTTTGGTTGCTGTTGATGATACTTGTGCCTGTAAAGCTGTTGATAAACTTCTAGGCATTACTCAATAACCTCTCTTACATCAAAAGAAATATTGTAAAAACCACTAGCATCTGTTGTGTACATAATTTCATCATTTGTAAGATAAACCTTAAAAAGAGGTTTATTAACAGTTACAGCTTCATTGTCTGCTAAAGCAGATACTAAATTGGGTAGTATATTAACAGTTGCAGCACCACTTGATGCAGTAACTTCATCTTGTACCATATACACCTTTGAATGACTTGCAAATTGTATTAAATCACCTGCCCTTAATGCATGATTTGTATGTGAAAAACCATCCATAGGAACAGCACTTGCACCTACAGCAGTTGCACCATTAACAACTATATCAGTTTCACTATGACTAGTTCCTTTATTGTTTAAAGGTGCTGTTATGTCAAAGTTTTCAAAACCACCCTTTTGTTTAGATAGAAATGCAAATATTTCCTGTGCCTTTAACTGGTCAACTGGTGGCATCTGTACTGTGAAAGAAAAGTATTGTGCACCTATTTGTCTTGCTGATTTTTTACCTGATAATGTTTGGTTTAATAATATAGGTCTATTGTCTTTAAATTGTAAAGCTCTAAAGTTTGGGTCTGTTGGAAAAGTTCCTGCCATTATACTACCCCCATCTTGCCTTGATTGTTCATTGCATTATTAATAATTGATGTAATTAAACCTTTTCTAGATGCAAGCAATTCATCAAATCCAGCAGCATCTACAGCTTGTATATTAAAGTTTACTGTAGCACCGCCAACTGATTGACCTTTAGTATGGTCTACAACAGTCTCATTGG